TTAACAACCCCATCTATTAATAATATATTGAAGTTCGTAGGAGTAATAAATTGACGACTAGTTAGAGTACAACTAGTAATGTCCTCATTAAGAATACCATACTCATCATACATATTAGCAATAATAGTCTGAATTACACCTAGCTTCTTTACCTTGACTGGTGGGCTTAACCAAATGGGAATAGTAAACGTCATGGTGGCTATGTCATATTGATCTTCTGTTCCCATGGGTATTGGTCTACTGCTAAAAGTTATATCATTTAGGTTTACTACCGATAGACTAGTCCAATCAATAAAGTTACTATTTGTTTGTATCTCTAAACTGGGATTAAACAATACTAATATCTGTTCTAATATCTGCAATTTTTGTTCAGTATTAGTAGTCCATAAATCAGCAGTAATTTGTAGATCAAATGGTACAGGCATATGACGTTCAACGGTATAACCCTGACCTGAATTACTTGTATATTGATTGGTATTGTCGTCAAACTGTCTTTCACGTATGTTAACCTTGCTTATGAAATTAGGTTCCTGCATACGTTCTCTATCAAAAGTTAAACCAGTTACATAGCAGGCAATACTGGGCGCAGTGAGTAAGCTGGCAGGACTATTGTTACGCAGGATAAAGCTTGCCTGTCGATTTGTTTCAGCATATTTTACAGGTATGTTAGTAATAACACTATTGCCGTTAGCGTCCAAACCAGTCTTGTAACCAAAGTTACTCAAGATTCTAATGAACTGAGCTATATACCTGCGAATTTGTCCGTCATAATAATAAAGAATTGTCTGCTCCCTTTATAAATCAACTTTTGGTTTTAATACTTGGCTAAGACTCTGACGTTCCTCAACAAGCTAACCACCAATCTTATTCTTAGTGGTGTTATTAATAAAGCCAGTCTTTTGAGTATTGCGAACATTGTTGTTCGTCATTGTCATACGAACATTGTCTTCAATCTTCAACCAAGCATTGCCATTAAATCTAAATAGTCTGTTTGGATAGTAATCAGTTCGTAAAAAGAAATCGCCTTCCTGCGGAGTATTAGGAAATGCCACTCCCTTACCAGCAGGATAACCATTTGGTGGAATTCCATCGCCAGTTAGATAACCAGCGGTCCAGCCATCTGCCTTAGCTGTTAATACGTCTCTACTAAATCCTGATATGTATGTAACAAATCTCATAAAGCTATTGTTATTAGGTAATCCTGTTATGGTTTTGTCAACCTCCACAGTATTGCCATCAATGACGTTCGCCACAAATAGATCATTTGGAAATAGACCACCACTTATAATATGCATACCACGACCAATGTTAGCTGTTGAACTTACCTTAAGCAGTTTGCCACCGCTGCCAGTTGATAAAAATGTTGGATTAGCACTCACTACACCATTTTCAATTGTGGGTATAACATAAAACTGTTTTGTCTGATATCCACTGAGTGGTGCATCTGCTTCTGCTTTGTCGACAACAGCCTGATTAATGTTTATAGCTTGATTATAGTTGCTTAATAGGTCGCTTAGTGTTTGATCAGATCCATCTGCATTTGTTCCACCAGTAACCTGATTAAGAATGTCCTTATATTCCTGACTGTCTGTAATTGGCTTTGCCTTAATTCTGTATAGATGCGGCCACCATGTTGGGCTATAACCCTCAGCAGCATTAGCCACGTCATCAATTACATAAAATCTTCTTAGACTATATGCCTGTGTAGTATCTAAACTCCAATCATCTTTAAGATGTGGTAGTTCAATAACATCACCAGATAATAGTTTTCTACCCAGACGTTCTATGGTCTCATTAATATGGAATACAACTACGATAGCATCATTTTCTAACATGATACCAAATTGGCTTAGGTTAAAATCAATATCACTCACAGTATAGCTACCACGAAGTTCATAAACATCGGGATCATATTTGCGATCTCTATTTTCCAAAAATAGAACATCCTGTATATTGGTAACGCTGTCTGTAGTATAGTTGGGCTGAGTGGGATCTGTGCTATTACCTTGCTGATATGTGCCCAAATATTTGTGAACATACATATCAGTTGCGCCGACATGGAACATTTCTCTTATAGTTCTATCAAAGAATTGGTAATCGGCGTTTTTATTCTTTTGCCATAACGATAACTTGGGCATATATTATTTATTGCTTTTTCATAGTTTCCCGTTATACTAACGCTATGAACCTGGTTGTACCCCCAAATTATGATGACCTTGCGTTAGTGCCCGAAGTCTCTGAACATGATAAGAATGAGCTTGTGGCATATAATCAAGCATACAAGAGATTAAAACTCAATATTCCACGTTGGTCTTATAGTAACACAAACGTCAATCCTGAAACTGATAAGCTCACAGTTTTCACACTTAAAAAGTCCACCAAAGATACAAATAAGAAGATTATGGTAGCTTTCCTAACAGATATGATGCAGGAAGCTGATTTGGTAGCATTGCTTAACAAGTGTTCACGCTGGCAGATTATTACTAATGATAGAGTAACAACCAAATCAAAATTAGTAAAATGGGCAAGTTATTTTAATCTTGGCAACAGTATGTATCTCCAGGAAGAGACTAATTCCGACAACAATAGCAGTCTATTTTGGTGCAATTTCTATAGACTTGATGATCTACCAATGATAGAACATCTTAATGCTGGATATTATGCTAAGAATCTTTCTAAGATGAGAACTCATAAGACTAGATTAGATTACATTTATAATCTGGGATATCTAATGAGCAGGCGTAGGACTCCTGAAGTAGTTCGGCCCAAGGCTGCGAATAAGCGAGATGTAGAATTCGTCTCAAAGCTTCTTGATTTTTATAATGTTAATCTTGGACAGGATGGTGGAAGTGGGTTGCGAAGCGATCTAAGAAATACAATTAGACGTTGTGTGAATAACTATGACTGGCCTGACAGGGATAAGTTACTTCATACCCTATTCTAGGGCTATAAATTTTGGTTGACTCTTAGCCCCAATATGCTAGAATATGGGGTAATGAAGATAGTCAAAGTCACTTACGATTATCATTATTGGTTTTCGCCACATTGGCGTGACAAGTATGATAAGCAGGCAAAAAAGCTTTTCAAGAAAATGGAAGCTTGGCTGAAAACCAGTTTGGAAATGGGCGATTATCGTACCAGCCCAGACAAAACGGGTGATACTAATCCAGTAACACAACAATATAGGATTGACTTTCGCACAGAAGAAGCGTATAGTATATTCGCATTGTGCTGAGATAGCCAGGTTGATAACTATTATGCTCAAATGAAAGTTAGGATGGTATTTTAATGGCAAGAACTAAGAGAGCAGCGGTGGGACGAAAGCTTCGTTACAGCGCAGACATTATTAAGGCTTATGGTAACGAGCCCATTCTTACCGAAATTGATTGCGCCAATTCTGATTATGAGATCAAGTTGGGCAATGCGCTAAACTGGGCTAATGCTGTTTTTGACCCCAAGGACTGGAAGCGTTTTGCTATCGAGGCCGCAAAGACCTATAAGCTGCCCTATGATGGTTACGCTGACATTAAGGACGTAGCCTTCTTTAACGTGGGCAAGATGGCCTGGGTATGGCTTGGCGGTGCAAAGCTTAGTGAGGATTCACTTGAGCGATACAGAGCTCGCTGGGACGCCATTGCTACAAATTATCTAAACAATCCCACAGGCGTTGAAGTGGCAAAGGCTGAACGACAGCTCAGCCCAGGCGAACGAATGAAGATTGCTACTGAAAATCTCATTGCTAACTTGGATAAGATTGTGGATGAAGAGCAGTATCCCAATCCCAGTCAGCTTCTGCGACAGGCCGCTGTTCACACCAATGTAGTTGCCAACTATTACAAGCCGCTTTTGGCTGAGCTAGAGCTTATTGGTAAAGATGAACAGGTTACTGAAGGTTATCGTAACTGGAGCCGCAAGCGAATTCGTCTTGCTAAGGACTGGCTCACCAGCCTGCTAACTGAGCTGAGCAATCTTAAGGCTAATGCTAAGGCTGGGCGTAAGACTCGCAAGAAGAAGGTTAAGACCGCTGCAGAACTTGTGCGTAAGGTCAAGTATCTATCTCGCGACGACAAGCTTAACATCGTCAGCATTAACCCTGCAGAAATTGTGGGTGCTGGTGCGGTGCTAGTGTTTAACGTCAAGTATCGTAAGATCGAAGTTTACCAGGCTCAGCTTGGTGGTGTGCTCAGCATTAAGGGCACTAAGATTTTGAACTTTGACGACAACGCAAGCTATCGTAAGACTCTGCGTAAGCCCGATGTTCAGCTTAAGACCATTCGCAGCATGAGCCGCTTTACGCAGGTTGAGCGTGAGATTAAGGCTATTAAGGCAACTGAGCAAAAGTGCCGCGGTAGGCTTAGTGCTGATACTCTACTACTCAAAGCCTTCAAGTAAGAGGAGATTACAATGAGCGCTAACCTTAAAAAGGTTACTATTCCTAAAACTCTTTTTGAATTCTTCAAACAGAGTGATCCTAACACCAATTATCTTTTCAAGTTGAAAATTCGCCGCGATGCATACTCAACTCATTATAAAGAAAAGTGGCTGGCTGCTAAAGTAGTTATGAATTTTAATGAAGGAAAAATGGGACTTGAGGATTCAAATCTTGATTTTATACGACTGCGTAATGATCATGATTTGGAAGATATTGTTGATATGTATG